CCAGCCGCAACTCCATCTGTCCATAGTCCGCTACAACCAGTCGCCAACCAGTTGGTGCCTGCACACAAGCCCGAAAGCGCACGTCCCGAGGCACTTGTTGCAGGTTGGGACTCATGCAACTCATCCTCCCGGTGTCAGCCCCCATCTGCAGATAACTGGCACGAATAAACCCATCACCCGACAAATTCTTTAGCAAAGTCTCCGCCATTTGCCGCCGCTTCTCTACACGTTTCCACCGCAAATAATCCGCAATAAGTTTGTGCTCCCCAATGTATTCCTGGAGCGCAGACTTACTCGCACTTTTCTTTCCCGTCTTCATATCCACTGGCGCTTCACCCAACAACGCGGTGAACTTCGCCAGCAACTGCACCGGACTATTTAGGTTAAAAACATCAGGATCAGTTTTCTTACCTTTCGCCCCAGGCTTCGTTTGGTACAGGATGTTGCCGTCGAGCCCGCGATGCAGCTTGGCGTGTTCCGGCAGCGCCACATCAAAGTCTTCGATGAACTTGGCACCAACCTCGTTGTGCTCAATATCGAGGTCCTCGATCAGCTGTTGTAAGGAGTCCTTGTCGAAAGGAAGCCCGGTGCGCCACAGCTGCGCCATGGCCGGCAATGCTTTGCACTCCAGGTGCCAAGCCGGCAACAACGGCGGCGACGCAGCCGCCATCCGCTGCATGATCGGCTCCCACAACTCCGTCAACACCACCACATCCTTCGCCGCATATTCCAGCTGGCTCGCCGACACATCCGCCGACCAGTCACTGCGCTGTTCCTCCTTGGAAATTTCGTAGCCCAGATACCGCCGGACCACGTGCTGGAGCCCGTTCTTCACGTTGGCCAAGCCATTGGTCAAGATCCGGCTAGCCAGCATCGAACAGAGCACCTGCCCTTCCGGGTAAATCTCATGCTCCTGGAGCCAGCCCAGATCAAACACTGCATTGTGCGCCAGCCAGGTCCGCTCCTTGGTGAAGAAGTTTTCCAGCGTGATCCAGTCCTCATCGCTGAACTGCCAGCAGTCCAGTACAACGGGCGCTTGATCCACGGTGGCCAGCTGCAGCAGCCGCAAACCACCAAATTTTGGCTGGAGCCCAGTGGTCTCCACGTCAAACGCCACAAAGCTGGCGCGGTCGAGCGTGTGCAGGTGCTCGATCCCCTGAAGAATGTTCATGCCGGGTAGGGCGTGTTCTGTATTACTCTAACACACCTGTCAGCTCTTTGGCCGCACACAACTCAGCCAGCACCGTCCCACCTTCGGGAATCCCCAACGTGCAGCGGTGATACCAGTGAACACAGGTCCGGCACTCTCCGCCATCCGGCAGCGGCTTGTGCTTTTTCAACAAATGCTGCAGCCGCAACTCCTCTTTCCCTGCATCGCTGGAGCGATAACACTTGAAGCAGTAAACGGCGTTGGTGGTGATGCTGCCGCATTGGATGCAGCGGCGGCTGTTGATTGGAACTTGCATCAGAAAAAACGAACACGTAAAAATCCTGGAAGGCGCTTCATCACGCCAGTTTTGGTGTGCTGAGCTGCGCCATCGGGCAACTCAACCTCGACCGTAAAAACCCTGTGTCCACATTGCGGGCATTTCCGCTGGCGCAAGATCGACTCCGCCGTATCCCGGCAAGTGCGATCCACGTCCATCCGCTTGAAATCACACTTGGCGCACCGCATTTTTCCACTTCTTGTTTTTAACAATGCACCAAGCGTGCTGGTACGAAATCCCATACACCTTGGCCAACTTCGAAATCGAAGTGCCAGAGGCATAAAGATGCCTCAAATCCAGCGCGTTCTGCGGCGTCAAAACCGCCGTCCCCGGAATCGACCCCTCCCGAAACGAAGTCCTAGTCGGCGGCCTCTTGGGCTCAGTCATCCAGTTGCCCCAGTTCGTCGGCGACGGCGAGTATATGAGCCTTAATGGCGTGGTGCGCGGCAAACACGCCCGCGTCAGCGTCAGTGTCACCTAACGGTTTATCCAACTGGAGCTGATAAGCAACAGCCCGAAGGACAGCAGCAGCCGTAAGGTGATCGTCGATTGGTGCGAACTGGTAGGCATCCAAAATTGCCTGCGCGGGGGAAGAGAGTTTAGTCATCAGCATCCCCCTTTTGCTCAAGCTCTGATGGCGGCAATGGAATCAAATACCATTGCACAACTTGCCTATCAAAATCTTCCCAGGTATCTCCATTAGTCCACCCAACCGTTTTGTCGTAAAAAGCAGGAAACCATTCGCCTTCGACGGATTCTTTAATCCAGTACCAGCGATCTGGAATAGGCATGGAATACATGCGCCCCACCTCACTGGCCACGGCCTGATGGATTCCGGCACCCAGCTCAAGTTTTTCAACCCTGGAACGCAGCTCAAGAACACACGCTTGAAAGCTTCCATTAAAAACCTGGCTGTTTTCAATCTGCTGCCATTGTCCGGGCGTTGCTTTGTAGTCAGTCATCGAGTTGCTCCAGTGCGCGGCGGATGGGGCTATCGGGTGCAATGTCCATAACGTTCTCCCATTCAGCTAGTTCAGCCAGCGCCTGCTCCTTCAAGCTCGGGGGCTTGGGGCGGCGATGCAGGCGAAGTAGTGTCCACGCAGGGATGCCTTTCTGCTGGAGCAGTTCACAGCACGCCTCCAGCTCCTGGTCTGCGCCCCATTGGGCGGCCTGACGCGCCACGTTTTTGAGCCGACTGGCGGTGATGGTGATGACAGCTTCCTCTTGGGGGTCCCACGGGTAGCCGTCATCAATCAGCCACTCCCCCACTTGTGTGTCGCTTGGCTCCGGCGGTGGAGCAATGGTGCTCTCTGGTTGCGACACTTCAAACTTTCCCGTTGTCCACGGAATACGAAAACGCTCAGCCATTTCGATAAGCCTCGGTTGCAAGCGTGTTAATCAGCCGGTTCAAATACCACCGGCACTTTTCCGCATCTTCCAACGGATCCTTCTTCAGCCACATCCGGCTGAGATATTTCAGACATTGCCACTGGAGCGAGCCAACCACAGCGTCGGGCGCGTGCTGGACCCAATCCTCCAAGATGTCAATGACTTCTATCTTGCCGGCGGTGTAATGACTGGGATGATGCACCGCATCGCTGACCTGGAACTGAAAGTCGCTCATCCTTTGGATTCCTGAACGGTGGTGTCGCCGTGATAACGGCCAGTCATCGAATAATCCTTGCCGGGCAACATCGACATGCGGTGGAACACAATCTGTGCAATCCGCATCCCAGGCCACAATGAAACCGGATGCATAGCGCGCGCATTTTGCAGCTCCAGCGTCAACCGTCCCTTGTAACCGGGGTCGATATACCCAGCGAGCAAATGCTCAATCCCCTCCCTAGCCCGGCTGGATTTGAGCGCCAGCTGCCCAGCAATACAATCAGGCAGCTGGAACTCCTCCAACGTCTCCGCGAGTATGAACTCATGCGGCTGGAGCAAGAAAGGTTCCTCCTGCGTGTACCCCGCGATGGAGCGGTGGACTAACTGGCTAGTCAACGGTGACTCAACCAGTATGTTCTCGCCGAGTCTCACATCGAGACTCGCGGGATTCACCATCTCCTGGTCGTAGGGGCTTACCAGCTTCCGCCGCACCAGCGACACAATCTGGTGGTCACATAAAATAGACACTAAATGTGCCTCCATGTTTTATACCGCAGTATTTCGGCAATACTTGTAAAAGACATGCCTAAATCTGCGGCCATGTTTTTAGCGGAACAGCCTCGACGAGCTTTGGGTTTATACAAAGCTCTAAGGCAAAGCACCTGCTCTTCTGTGAGCACAGCTTTACCGTTAGCTGCTCCGCATTTGGCCTGTTCTTTGCGTGTTTGCCAAGAACAGTTACCGGGCTCATAGTTACCTATGTCGTTGTAGCGACCCAAAGTTGTATCTTTAGGTCGCTCACCCATATCGGCCAGGAAGTTTTCAAAAACTTCCCATCGAGCGCAGACACGCACTCCTTTTGCTCCATAACGGAAGTAACTGCTGTCGTTGACGTCGTTACACCGAGATTTCATACAAATCCACGAGCGGTACGTGGGGGATACCCTGTAGTCCGCTGTGTGTCCGTGCCGCGCTCGACCCGCCATGCTCAGATCACCACCGTGGTGGGCTGATCCTGCTGGAGCGTCACGTGTTTCCACGTCTTGTTCCACTTGATGCAGTTGATCGTGGTGCTGTGGACGCCGAACTCCTTAGCGATCTTGGCGACCGACTTGCCACCAGCCTGCAGCTGGCGCTTAATCTCCAGCACCTTCTTTTCCGTCAACGCCGCCCTCGCCTTGCGGCGCGACACACGAGTCTTAGGTTGAGACTGGGTAGCGGTTGCACGCACAGGCTTAGCTGCTGGTGCGATTGCCGGCTTGGTCACGTCCAGTTCGACGTGCTGGCAGGCGTTGATGGCCACGAAGGCGTGCTCCAGGGCAGTAGTGATCTGCTGGAACTGTTCGTCAGAAAGAATGTGCATGATCGTTGGTAGAACGGTGAGAGTGTAGTACAGGATCAGCGAGAAGAAAGCTCGATCTGGAGCGCAGCCTGAAAGTAACCGGCGATTTTCATGCGCCGAAATTCTGAGCTGGCATCGTCGCTGTGCTTGTCCTCGATCAGGGAGTAGTTGTGCCGCGACTCGTTGAGGGCCGCCAACGTCTCGACGTTGAGCAGCTCCAAGTCTCGAAGCGGCATCTCCTTGATCTTGTCCAAATAGACGGTCTGGCTCAACAGGAAGGACCTGTAGAACGGAACCAGATTGTTTTCAGTCATCAATAGCCGTTGGTGTAAATGCTCCAGCGCTCGCGCACCCAAGCGTCGTATTCAGCGGGCGTCGCAAAACGCCCTTGAAATTCCCTTGGAACGGAGGTGGAGGGTTTAGCAGGTTGCCGATAGAGATCGGCGATTTCACCGGGGCCGTAACCCCGGGACTGCCGATAGTAATCGTTGTACCAGTCAAAGTTCATGCGAAATACCTGGGGTCTTGGTGGCGTATCCGGGTGAGATCCGTGAGACGCAACTTGAGAATCTCGTGGATGGCCAGCTTGGCGAGTCTGCTGGAGCAGATCGTGTCGCTGGTGGCAAATACGTAGATCAGGTGACGATACAGCTGGGTCAGCGTTTTGGCGCGGACCCAGTGCGTGTCGCCGGGGATCGGCTCGGTGCCGTATTCCCAGTCGTCGTAATCGGGCTCGTTCCGAAGCTCTCGGGCTTCAGTCGTCCCAATCGGACGTGTCGATCGGGGCCCAGTCGTCGATTCGCTCGGAGAGGAGTTTGCGGAGTCCTTCATCGCTGGCAGGAATCAGATCCTCTTCGTGAAGGTAGAAGGAGCCTCGGCACAAGGCAGGCCCCCACTCTGCCGGGTAGAGGTTGCTTTGCGGAATGACCACAACCATGCCGTCAACAACGGCATCAACAACAATGCGGGAGCCGCCATCCTCAAACCACAGATCCTCAATTTCTAGTACCTGGCTCATTTGACCTCCGTAGCAGTTTGGCGGGCTTCGATGCCATCCATCCACTGGTCCCAGCTCATCTTCAAGAACTGTTCCAGGTCTTGAAGCTGCTGGAGTTGGAGTATGTCGTAGGTCGGGTCTACACCGAGACGCTCGCTATCGACGATTTGCTCTTGGAGGTAAATGCCGGCCCAGTGGACGGCGAAGTACCAGGGACTGAGCTTGGTGTTCTCGATCTCGGTGTGCGTGAAAAATTCCATTTGTAATAGAGAAACAGGGCAGCCCACGGGGTGTGAGCTGCCCTTAGTGTTACAGACAAATGGCCAGGGTGTCAAGCCCTAGGTCGGAACCCCAAGATCCTCGGGCTTGTACTGGGTCAGAACGCAGACGTCAGCTCCCTGCTTGAGCGCCGTCCCAACGATGTAGTGGAACTGCGCATGGGCATCCGGGCACTCCTCGATCTGGTACTCCTCCACCTCGTACGTCATCCCCTTCCGGTACCAGGCGATGCGTACCACCGCCATCAGCTCGAACGGAATGTCGCCGACGTTGTACCCCAGGGTTGGCTTCCGAGGGCGTTTCGGTGGTGCTGGTTCCGGCTTAGCCACTGGTTCCCTCCAGATAAGCCACGCGGCAACCCGCATGAGCCCTAGGAAAAAGTTAGGTGGTTTCAAGCCTGGTGAGTTCCGCTTCGATAAGTTTGCGGACCCATAAACTAACCGGAACATCCGAATCCTTACAGTGCTGTAAAAGTTTTCCGTAAAGATCTGGGAGCATAGTAACGCTCACGATCTTTCGCCCGTTTTTGATGTCAGCCATAGTTAAGCAATTTTGAGGTTGTCTTTGACAAAATTAATTATTACATTTACCGTTGTGTCTAATTTCCACAGAAGCTGAGGAACCCAAGCTCCGTCGTCAGCGTAATTTGCAGGTCTAGTTTCTTCTCTGGCGTATTTAGCCCCTTCCGCTGTCGGTGCATAAGGAGCCGCACCGCGCCGGTAAACCCCTGTCTTGAACTGAAGTCCCCGGGCACAGAGTATTGCATTAACCAATAATCTTTTGTCGTTTCTTGATATTAAACGCTCATCTCTAACCATAGTTGTCAAACGCTCTACGGTATCTACGCCTAACTCTTGTTCCAAACATTCCAACACCTGAGTTGGCGTACCAAACGCTTCTTTAGCTGGGCACAAAAGCCTTTGATTTTCCAGAAATACATCTTTGTACTCAGGATGTTTACGTGCCAAGACTGTAAAACTAACCGCCAATGATTCTTTCGGATCTCCTCCTGCTTTACCAACTACATCAGACATAAACAACGCAAATTCCGTGTCTGCCTGGTGCGCTGAAGGCAGTGCGGGAATCCGAGTGTCCTGCACTTGGGACACTCGCCCAACTTCTTCCAAAAACCAGCTGTCCATCCAGACAGCGAAATCGGCACTAATCCACCGAGCAAAGTCCACCGCAAGACGTGGATGGATCCAAGTGCCTTCGCCGGGCTTTGATATGTAAAGAGAAGTTACACGGATTTCCGTGTTTCTTGACAAAGCCTCAATGTATGTGGTAGCGCGGTCTGTCTCGCGGTAATTAGACCACTGCTTGCCGCTGGCTTTGGCCATGGCTGTGGCGTTGACGTAGCCGTCAGTGGTACGACGGGCAATTGGTGTGCCGTTCCAGGCACGGGTAACAAGGTCAGACATCAGACTGCCAGCAACTTGGCTGGCACGAGGGGGTCAGTTGAGCCAGGACTGGGGCGGTTGCACCCGCCCCCGATCCGTCCTGAAGATCTTAGTAGATCATTCCCACATAGCGGCGGCCTCCTGCATCAGGCGTTCCAACTCCTCCTTCGAGCGCAATTCCCTTGGGGAGCCCTCCAAATCGTGTCCCGCCAGGCCAGATCCATTGGCATGACTGGTATCTGTGCCGGGACAGCCTGAATCGGTGTCCCGGGGGGTTGTGCCAATTTCCAGATCGGCAAGGGGGGGCGGGACAGCCTCTACCCCCTGTCCCGGGTCACTTTCCAGTGATACCAATGGATCTACCCCACCGGGACACACATTTATAGGCTTTTCACGCGAGGTAATTGCTTGGAACAAAGGAGTAACTGGAGAACCATCCCTCCCATCCGTCTCACCTGAGACCCAAATGAGACCCCGGGATACCAAGCGCTGGGTCGCCTTCTTGATTCCGGCGACACTTCCACCACAAAGCGGGTCCGCCGCCAAGTCAGACCGGCTCAACGAACGCGGATAAGCGGTGTGTAGGCGCTGGAGCACCCGGTCCACGATGGAAGCGGGGTTGGAGCCGTCAGCCTCCACCTCGACGTAATCAGCCAGCGAGAACGTCAGGTCGCTCTCCAGCTTCATCAGCAGCTTGCTGCCATCACGCCCGGCCCTGGACTTCTCCACGGTGATCAGACGGGCGTTGGGGCCGGTGTGCTCCACCTGCTTCTTATCGGGCCGCCGCAGCCCCCACACCTCATCCACAGCGTCCCTGATGGCGGTGCTGCCCCGGAACCCACCGGTCTTGTTGGCGTGGTGAATCAGCAGGATCGTGCAGGCCGGGAAGGTCCGCCCGTTGTTGTTCGCCAGCCAGTAGATCGGGCTCGCAAACTCCTTCTTGTTCTCATCGAACGCTGACCCACGGCTGCAGCCCGTGATCGAGTCGATGATCACCAGCTTGGGCCGGTGCTTCTCGATCAGCTTGGTGAAGCGGTAGTACCAGTTCAGGTCCCAGCCCATCACCACGGTCACGGGATCGCTCGCCTGGAACTCCAGATCCCGCAACTGCTGCTGAACCTGCACCTCGCTCTGGTCACCGTTGAGGATCAGCACAGGCCCGGACTGCACTGGAACCATGTGACCCCGCACCGAGAACGGGATCCCGCGGGCCACATGCTTGGCGATGGTCCAAGCCGACATCGATTTGCCATCACCACCAGCGCCGTGGATCATCACGGTGCCCGGGCAAGGCAGCAGATCGGGTATCAGGTACTCAAACCGCAGGTCCTTCTCCAACAGCCTGCTCATGGCCATCTCGTCGTCCTGCTGCTCGAACTGCATCTGGGCGATCAGCAGCCGCTCCAGAGCCCCAGCATCGCGGTAGCCAGCCTCCAAAGCCAGCACATTCATGGCGTGGGCCGCCTCCGCCGGGTTCTGAATCTCCTGGATCTCCTTAGCCCGCCGAATCACCTCGGCATAGGTGACAACAACCTGGCGAATCCGGGTGACGTTATCGGCCTCAACCTCGGCCACCACCTTCCGCAGATCCTCCGACAACCACAGCCGCCCAGGCAGCTGCTGATCCGCCAGCCAAAACAGCGACCCAAGGCTTACCGGCCCCTTCCGAAAGCTCTTCCAGACCTCCTCACAGGGATTGGAGCCAGCCCACTCATCGCTGTACTCCGGGTCATCGGCCGACCACGCCGACCACAACATCAGGCCGCGCTCGTTCGGCAACTCCGAGTGGATCGCCATGCCCACCTTGACCCAGTGATCCCGGCTGCCAGCGCCCTGACCGGGAATCACCTTCAGCGCCGACTGAATGATCTCGGCAATCTCATCTGGGTCTCGATCCGAAAAGTCCAGCGCCTTGCGGTTCTTGATGAAGCCGCCGTCCTGCACCTCACGGCCAGCGGCATCCTTCATCTCCGCGATCAACCACTCTGGAGCGTCTGGAATGGCCTCCAGATCGCCTGTGAAGCCGTATTGCCCCTCTGGCGCCTTCCCATCGCTAGAGCCCGGATAAGCCCCGTAGAGGAGCCCCTGGCGGCCCCACAGGACCTCGTAGCCCGCCCCGGTATCCGACAGGCCAATCCCCTTCACCTCAGCCCACAGGCCCTCAGGCACGCGGAACAGATATTTCGCAGCGTTGGACTTAGTGGACTCAACCACCGGTGCCCCCTCCAGGCTGGAGCCCCATTTCTTCTTGAGGCGGGCCAGGTTGCGGTCCACATCCAGGATCACCAGACCACCACTCCGAGGCCCGGTGAAGGCGCCCACGGCCTTGAACACCTCCGGCTTGCGCTCGATCTGGAGCGCCACATCAGCCGGCGTCATCACCTGATGGTGGCTGCGCTCCAGGGGCGTCTTGCCCTTGCTGATTTTCCCGGACTGGATCGCCGCCCCTTTGCAGTAGATGGGTGCATAGGCGATGCCACTCGGCAGCTGGCGCACAAACGCCAAAAGGTCTTGCGTCTTATGCGACACGTTGATAGACTCCTACAGGAATGTTTACTTCGCGCCCTGGCTGCCGTACGCAGCTGGGGCGTTTTACTAGGCTAGCCCGTTCGTCAATAACGTGTTATTGTCATAGACGTTGCCTCCGGGCGACCATCCAAAAGCCAAAAACCACAATGGGTTTCCTTTCCAAATCGGCCTCCGCCAGCGTCAACAGCACCAACAGCGGCGGCGGTTACCTCAGCCTCAGCAAGCTGCCCGACGGCGGCACCGTGCGCTTTGCGCTGCTCTCCGACGAACCCCTGGAGTTCTACGAGTCCTGGGGCACCGCCAACGGCGCCTCCAAGCCCTTCCGTTTCGACTTCGAGCCCACCTACGAGGACGTCGTAGCCGAGATGGGTGAGTTCGAGCCCCGCGAAGGCCGCGGCGGCCCCGGCACCGCTGACGTCAAGTTCGCCATCGCCGTCCCGGTTTACAACTACGAGTCCGGCAAAGTTCAAGTCCTGCAGATCACCCAAAAGTCCGTCCTCAAGGAACTGGATCAGGTGTCCCAGATGGAGGACTACGAGAACCTGCTGGAGTGGGACTTCACCGTCAGCAAGAAAGGCTCCGGCCTGCTGACTGAGTACACCCTGCGCCCGGTTCCCCGCAAGAAAGGCAGCCAAGAGCACGTCGATTCGGCGTGGATTGAGGCCAAGGCTGAGGGCTTTGACATTTCGCGCTTGTTAACAGGAGCGAACCCGTTTAAGCCTGCCTAATAGGTAAAGTTGTGGGGCAGCGGTGCGCTAACACCCTGCCCCCGACCACCTACCCGAAATAGGCGATGGCACGAGCTTATAGGCCCCTTCCTCCCGTTGCGGAGTTATGGGAGCTGTTTTCGTTCAACCCGCTAACAGGGGAGCTTTTTTGGCGTGTCCGCCGCAGCTCTCAAACGCGGTTGGATGTTGCCGCTGGTTTTGTAGATGCGTACGGCTACAGGTCTATAAAACTCGGCAAAGTTCAGACCAGAGCCCACCGCCTGGTGTGGGCATGGGTTACGGGTACGGATCCCGGAGCGGTTCAGATCGACCATAAAGACCAGAACAAGGCAAACAACCGCATCTGGAACTTGAGGTTGTGCAGCGACGTTCAAAACCGGGCCAACATTTTGGGGATGAAAGGCTGGTGTAAGGCAAATGGGCGCTTCAAAGCTCGCCTGATCAGTAACGGCAAGGCTGTTTATTTAGGAACCTTTGACACACCCGAAGAAGCCCATGCCGCTTACTTGGAAGCCCGAAAGCAGCTACATGGAGAGTTCGCTGCTTGACATTGGTAGTAGAATCCATTTGGGAAAGAATAACTTCATGGCCTCCAACACCCAAGACACGCTGGCAGGACTGCGTAAATGGAGGCTGGAGCAAGACAACAGTGGCCCCTTCCGGGTCTACAGGGACATCAAAGGTAATGTATACCATAGTGTTACACACATCCTGAAGGAAACAAGCGACAAAACCGGGCTGGAGCGTTGGGAGGCTCGCCTGGGACCAGTCGAAGCAAGCTGCCAGCGCAACGTTGCCGCCACCCGAGGCAACATGGCCCACAGCCAGGCCGAGTATTTACTGAAAACGTCTCAGCAGCTGGCACGTTCCACCGCCAACAAGCGCAATTCAATCCGCTGGGACGAGCGTGGATTGGCTCGGATTCCCTCGCCAATCACGCAATGGGCATTGAAGAGGGTGAGGCCAAACGTCCCCCGTGTTGGCTGGAGCGCCTCCGGCTACGCCCGCAGCTTGTCTGACTGGATCGCCGAAAACGTCACCGAAATTTTCGCCAGCGAATTCAGCATCCACCACCCGGCAGGATTTGCTGGAACGGCAGATGCCCTGCTGGGATTCAAGAACAACTCCATCGTGGTTGCCGACTGGAAAACCAGCGTCGGGCGCAAGACCACCAAAGATGAGGACGGCCTGGAACGTTTGCCTCCTGGTCATTCATACATTGACCAGTGTGGGGCTTACAGCCTCGGCCTCAAACACCTGACCGGACTTGAACCAACTGGAGCTGTGATCGTTTTAGCCCGCCGCTGTGGAGCGCCAAACATTCACTGGATGACCCCCGAAGAACTGCAGCAGGCTGAGAAGTCATTCATGACCAGAGTGGAACAGTATTACTCCGCTCTCCAGAATCCCATTCAAGTCTCGGCCTGAGATCCACTGGTACAATGGTTGCCTGAGCGTGGTTCGCACCCACCTCAGGCCGGACAACCTACCATTCAGGTCATCGTGTCACAGTCTAACGTGCGTCCTCCTGTAGAGGACCTGTGGGAAAAGTATTCCTACAACCCATTCACTGGAACGCTTCACCGCCGCGATAACGACCGCCCTTTGAGAGGCAATCGCTGCAAAAGAAGTCATCAACTTTCCATTCATTACAGGTCTCGGCATCCTTACGGGGTGGTTGTATTTGCCTGGATCACTGGCCGGTGGCCCATTCAAGGGATGGAGATTGACCACATCGACCGAAACCCATTCAACCAGCGCTGGTACAACCTCCGGGAGGTGACCCGCCGGCAGAACATGCAGAACACTAAGCGCAGCCGCGGGGGTGCCATTCAAGGCAAGCGCAGCTGGAGCGCAACCATTCAAGTTGGTGGGGTGACCCATAGGTTCGGGCCTTTCAAAAGTGAAGCGGAGGCGCGGGCCGCTTACCTTTCAGCTTGCGCCTCCCATGGCCTGGCGTACCTGCCAGAGCTGGTGACCAGTATAAAGGGCAGCCCTTAGGCCGCCCCCTTGCTGGAGCGCTTACGGGCCACCCCCGCATCAGACCGAACCTTGCGGGGTGCGCCCTTGCTGGAGCGCGTGCGGTTGGCTGGGGCCTTGGCTGGCTGATCCGTGCGCGGAAAAATTCCCGCAGCCTGTGGAAAAAGTTCGGCGGGAATGTCGGCGCCGCCGTTGCAGCGTTGGCAGGCCCGCCAGTAGGGCACCAACTCCCGCCAGAGCTGGAGCGGGCCCTCTTTACCGTGGGCGGCCTGCAGGGCCAGTAGGTCGGCCCAATCTGAAGCCGCCAGGCTGGAGCGTTCAACAGCCCAACGGAGATCGCGCAGCTGGCGTTTCTCTAGCCGCAGCTGTTCGCGCTCCATCTCCCGGGCATCTAGGGCGAGCTGTTTACGCTCCCGGCTGGTGTTCCAGTCTCCGCCGCTCACGGCTGAACCTCCAGGGCTTCAACGACAAAAACCGGGAGCCCCTTTAGGTCGGTGATGGTAGCTGGGGCCATCGTGATCAAGCCCCGGGCCTGCAGGGATTCTGCGATCCGCTGGTCACGCTGGGGCATGGCCACAAAATGCGGGCCGGGATTGTGGCGGAGGAAGTTCAGCCAGTTCCGCTGCAGCGGACCTAGCGGGCGGTTTCCATAGGTTGGCATGATCCCTTGGTGTGGGGTTTGCTTTAATACAGTATCAGCAGCCCGGCGGTTTGCCAAGCCTGCCTGCTGTGGTACATTACGGGGCACTACGGCACACCATGCCATGCAACCCCAACCCTGGGCCCACTGGTTCGATCTCAGCCACTGCGGCGGCCGCGAATCTTGCCGCCAGCTCCCCGCCGAATGTGTGGCGGACTGTTCCGGCCCCGGCCCTGCTGATGATGCCGTGGCCTTCTGGCTGGAGCGCCTGCAGTTTGACGGCCCTCCGTGGCTATTCCGCCAGCACCTGCGGGAGTTTGGCGCCTGGGACGCTGCAGACCTGGCGGATCACAACGCCAACCGCGCCCGCGTGCTGTGGATCTGGGCCTGTGACTGCTACGAAGATCCGGGCGCCCATGATTTTCTGTGGCTTGGCACTTGACGCCGGGCCGCTTCCGGTTCTACTGTTTACAACGACAGCCCTACCCTAAGGCTCCCCATCATGACCGACTACAAAGCCCGCCTGGCATTTGTCGAGGCAGACCCCACGCACCAAAAACTGCAGCAGGCCCACCGCGACCTCTGCTGTCAGCTCGACAGGCTGGACAGCGACCTGCGCTCGGGCACCTATGGCCTGCAGCGGCTGCTGCTGGCGCGGGATTGCGTCCAACACTACGCCGACGAAATCAGCTGCACATCACCCGATGAAGATGAACAGCTGGAGCAATGGACAGCCACCCACGGTGAGGGCTGGTTTGGCATGTATTCCGAAGCGGCAAAGGAAATCACGGAATCGGTGCTGGACCTTTGCAGCGTGCTGACCGCCAAGCGGGAACAACGGAACGCGCTCCGCCAACAAAAGGAAGCGTCCTACGTGGTGTTGCGCCAGTCTGCCGAACAGCTGGAGCGCGACTACGCCGCCAGCAAAGCCGCCGAGTCTGCCGGCTGATGTGCTACATTATCAAGCGAGACCCCAACCCTTAGGACTCACACCATGCATCGCTACAACACCGAAACCCTGGCTCACTTTCCGTGGATCGCCAGCTGTGACACATTGCGGCCAGAGGATCTACTGCCGAAGTTCTGGTCAGTGGCTGAAGTGCTGGCACTGGCGGCAAACAAGCCGGAAGCCCTCAGCCCTGCCACGCTTGCCAGCTTGACCCGGCTGGTGGGTGAGGACTCCCGGGAATCTGACTGGGACGACTCCGAAGCTTGCCAGACCCTGGAGGAACTGACGGACGCGCTCCAGGAACTGGCGCCCGTTGGGTTCTACTTCGGAAGCCAGGACGGTGACGGTGCGTGCTTCGGGTTCTGGCTTGACGAATCTTGGGCCGAAGCCCTGGAGCACTTCGGTATGGGGAACGACGACCCCACCGGTTGGGCTGAACTGATCACTGAACTTGACGCGGACGGCATCGACCCCGATACGGTGGAGGATTCCTACTGCGGCCGCGCTGAGGGCTGGTCAGAGGAACGGGCTGGCGCAGACTACGCGCAGCAGCTGGCGGAGGATCTGGGCGTCAAGCTCGATCAAATGGAGTGGCCGTTAACTTGCGTTGACTGGGCCGCAGCCTGGAGAGAGCTTGAGATCGGCGACGGCTACCGGCTGCACAGTATCGGCGGCGGTGACTGGCTGGTGTTTCTGGCAGTGTGACAGCCGCGGTCGTCGCTTCGCTCCTCCCGCAGTGGGGGAGCTTTTTTATGGGCGCCAGAGGTTAGCATTAGCTCAGACCGTTTGTGATGCAAACCGTGGAGGATTCCACCGGCCAGGAAGTAAACAAACCGCAGCGGCCGTATGGGAAGCGCAACCCTGACGCGGTGATCGAGGAACGTAGAAAGCGGCTTTATAAACGGCAGCTCAGCGGTTTGCCCACGCGGCAGCTGGTGCTCGATCATGCCGATCGTGAAGGCATCGGCGAAATCACCGCCTGGAGAGACTGGGATGCGGTCAAACAGTGGAATGAGGAGGATTGGAGCAAAGATCGCGAGAGTATAGTTTCACGTTTGCAGGGGATGCGGATGCGAGCGATCGAGCTGGCCCTGCGGAAGGGCCAGGTGGGATCAGCGCAGCTGCTGATGCGAGACCTTGGCGCAGTGGTGGGCGAGGTTGCACCGGAAGCGCAGGCCGCCGCGGCCCCCGTGCTTCGGGTGGAGATCGACGACAAGCGGGCAGAGTCTTAGGCTGAGATCCAGCGCCTTAGGCTAAGACAGTAGACAGCTGCACCACCGGCCACCGCTGCCCTGGCAC